TCTTAACTATACTTACATCTTATATTGTTTTGAGAACATTGTCAAGTCCCTTATTAAAGGGTTGGTTTTATTGAATTTTTTAGGGGGGCAAAATAAAAATGGGGGGTCATAATACCCCCCATTTTCTCACGATTCGCAAGGTTTATTGTAACTGACCATTTTTGTTCATTACATAAACTCCTCGAATCATGAAGGCAACACTCGCAAGAGATGTCCAGACTAGTGTTGAGAGAGAGGAGTCAGCTCCGTCCATCCCACCAGCAAACATTGCCAATAACATACCAATACCAAAACTAATCATAATATACTCCGAATCAATTTCAACTCACATTATTAGTTATACACTATTGTATGCTATTTGTCAAGTCTCATGTAGTCATCATTCCAATTAAATGCTTTTTTGACAACCTCATGTGACAATCCTTTATATTTTTGATGTAACTTTTTATCTTTTGCATTGACAAGTAGTTCTGCCTCGTCTTTATGCAAACCCTCTAACATCTGTACAAACATAGTTTCTTTTCTCATTCTAGGTGTTTGATTATCTGCACCCTCAATAAAGTGCCATAACTTTCTTGCCTCTTGAACTAGTAAAGTATGTTCAGTACCCTCAGGCGCTTCATTGGGTTTGTAAGGAACATTACCCTCTGGTAGCACCCATTTAATCTTTGGGTCAAAAGAAGATTTGATTACCATTCTTAAAGAATCATTATCATGTTTCTTTAAAAGTTGAATCTTCTTATCCTTAGTTTTTGCATTGTTCACTTTTTTAAGAACCTCTGCAAAACTAGGTGTATATGTATCAATTGCCATTAGAAATCTCCTATATTTTCCATTAAGGACTTTAGTTTTTTCTTAATAAAATAATTAAGTAAATGTTTACGATTACCCTCTGGAGCATCTAAGAAAGTATCTGTACACTTTTCTTTGATGTCATCTGGAATATAAGATAAGTCTATAAGAGTTCTATTTCTATGATAGTTTCTCATCATCTCTTCATTACAGTAATCACTTGGCTCCAAGTCAACCCACGCCTCAAGTTTACGTTTCGACAATGGTCTTTGTCGTAACTCATCTACAAAAGTATTATCTGGCGACAGAAAGTTTGGAACACCATCACCCCTATCACCTTTTAAGATATGCTCTTTAATATATGTAGTAGGGTCTACACCGTTAACAAATTTCTTTTGCATTGGACTATATTGTGATACGAAATTATACTTCTGCAATTGTATAAAGTCTTTATCACTAGATAGTATCAACACCTTTTCATAATTCTTTGGTTCAGATGCAACATGAAATACAACAGATGCAATAATATCATCTGCTTCTGCATTGTCTACTTCTAAAACCTTGTATGGGAAAAATTCGATAAGTTCACTTTTAATCATATGAAGTGTATCAAAGATATAATTCCAATCCAACTTGGATTCTTTTCTACCTTTTCTACGACTATGTTTATAATTAGGAAAGTATTCTCTACGCCAATTAGTCTTGTTATCATAACATAGCACTAATTCTCCAAACTCACCTTGGAATTTAGAGCGATAACTTCTCAAAGAATTTAGAACCATATGTCTTACAAAATCTGGTTCAACATTTTTACTTCCACCTAGTTGCACCATCAGATTAGATAGTGTAACTTGATTCATATCAACTAGTATCATCTTCCTTTTTACTTAATAAGTCCTCTAATAAATTGAGGTCTACTCTAGTCGTAACAGTATTAGCATCTTTGTCCATTTTCGGTTGCACTAATGCTTCCATGAACGGTTGTATTGGGTGTTTAAAACCAATATCACGATAAAGTATTCCTCGTACCACTTCATTTAAAAAAGATATATCACCAATAAATCTTTCATTCTTTATATCAATACCATTCTCACCAATATTGTGAATCAATCCAATCATGAGTCCTTCTGCAAGATTATCAGCAAAATCTAAATCTTCAGATGCACTTGTTGGATTGACGTTCACAATCACAGGCATTTTCTTGCCATTAAATTTCTTTGGGAATTTTATGATATTGTCGGTCATTAATAACCTAACTCCTGCTTTCTCTTTTCCATCTTCCGTTGCCACCTTCTCTTACCAGCAGCCTTTGCTCTTCTGTTCTTTTCACCTCTTGATTGAAAATGACTTCTCTCACGAAGTTCTTGAAAAAGACCCTCTTTCATAAGTTTCTTTTTCAGTACACGAATAGCACCGTTTATATCAGATGTAGTTGTTCCGTCTTTATTCTTTACTTGACGCACTGTAACAGTCATTCCACTATCTTTCTGTCTGTCTTTATATTTATTATTCTTTCTAAAGTATTTCATTGTTCTCCTTTATTTCTGATTTAATTAATTTATCTAACTTCTTTGCTTCGTCAGTTTTAGAATTGTTAACTGATTTATCAAGTTCCTTAAATGCTTCATTCGCTTTAATTTTAGACATTAACATTTTGTCTTTTTTAAGACGATTAAGAAGTATCTTCTGCGCCTCTTCATCAGAATATTCTAGAAGAACATATACACGATATTGAATACCATTTGATACAATCTTAGATTCCTTTACTTTGTAACCAGCAACATCTACATCTGCAATGATGTTTTTAGTTGCAGTTGAAATCTCATTAATCACAGAAGCGTCTGCATCAGTAGAACCCACTTTTGTCATGAATGATTTAGTAATAGAATTCAATCTACCATTAATCCTATCTGCAAGAGTTGTCTTTGCACTTAGGATTGCAATATCATTTGATAATTGTAACTCTGGTGATATAGCAGTACCAACTGCATAGATAGCATCTTCATTATCAGGCATCTTAGTATACCAATCTGGAACTTTAACTACTTGTTCCTCTACTATCTTTGATTTATGTTCATATGCTTTTTTTACTGCAAACGGTGTAATCTTATTTGCAGTATCAATATTGTCTGTAGTCTTATTAAAAATACTACAGGCAGACATCAGTACACCCATTGCACCAATTGTTACGACTTGTTTTAACATTACTTCACCTCTTTCAATGTGTTAACGATATTATCACGAGCACCACTTTCAATAAACAATTGTTTGGTGGTCGTAGTTATTTGTGGATAGTATGTCGCTATAAAAATACCACAGATAATTCCTAGAATTATTTTCATCATCAATCAATCCTCACCTTAAAAAAATCAAAAATAGAAAGCAGATTGGTATCATAATTTCCATAATAGCCTGTTGGGTCTGGACTATGACCAACCCTAATAGGTTTGAAATTATCAGACCAATGTGGTTTCTTTTTCTTCTTATCTTCTAGATAATTTAAAATAATGGTAGGTGGCGATTCACAAACATATTCTGTTTTAGAATTTACTATCTTACCATTTTCGTATTGCACAATTTTTACATAATCACAATCTTGTGCAAAGGTAGGGTTGCCAATCATACAGATGGCAACCGCCATAATCACTTTTTTCATTTCTCTACACTATCAGTTTATAGTTGGTTTGTCAAGTTTTTTATTGACACAATCAACTGCATCAGTATTGAAACCACCGATATGCCAATCATACTCTTCAGTAGGAATATATCCCATCTTCCAATTGTAGATTGTAGCAGTAATAGTTTCAAAGTCCTCAATTCCAGTATCATCTGTAAATGGTACTTTGAACTCTATTGACCATTGAGCGTTGACCTTTTCATAAGGGTCACCATCTGTCATGGTAGGGTGTCCAAACACCTTGACTAACTCATCATAGGTAGTTTTGATAGTTCCTTGTAAACTTGTCATGTTGATATCAACAGTATCACAGACAAGAGTATTGGTTATTTCAAAGTCATTACTAAACATTGATAACTTCTCCTTTCCCAATCCACACAAGCAACTCTTCAAACAAGATTTCCCATGTATCTTTTTTCTCTTTGACATAATCGAAAGCATGGACATTTTCTTTTGCCCACTTAATAGCGTCTTTCGCATTGTCAAATTCACCAATCTTACCCATTTTGTTGTTTTGAGTATAGACCACATATTTCACAGTATTTTTCATATTTAACTCTCTCTCTTTATTGTTACGAATCACTTTACCATATTCTAGAAACTTTGTCAAGTCCCTTTTAACTAAAATGGTCGCCTGTTTCAATCGCAAAGATTTCGTCCTTTGCAATGTCAGCACCCATAGTACCAAACTTTGTTTTGATAACTAACATCAAATCCTCTTTGGTTTTGACCAAATCATCAGCAACAAAGTTACCGTTTTCATCAAAAAAGTCCCAAACGAACTCTTGAACCTCAACAATAAATCTACCTACTTTTGACATATTTAACCTTTCTTTCTCATTATTACACTATAGTTATATCATGTTCTGAAAACATTGTCAAGTACAAAAAAAACCCTTATAAATCAAGGACTTATAAGGGTGATTTGTTCTAGTTTTGTTCGTTTTTATGCGAATCGGTGCGAATCGGCGAATCACAACTGAGATAATAATTTCTTCAACTTCTTCTTAGATTTACCTAACGCTTTTGCTTTTGCAATCTTGTCTTTGTTTGATGTATCTTCACCGACAACTACAAGACCAATCATACCCATACCTTTATGGGGTGTACACCAATAATAGTAAATGCCGGGCACATCAAAAGTGATTGACACCTCTTTACCATTCTTTGACTTTTTAGGGATATCAAAACCATCTGGAGCTGCAATCATCTCTACGTTATGTCCTTTTGATGCAGGCAACCAAGTAATTGTTTCACCAACTGCAACTTTTGCTATCTCTTTTGAATAGACCATTTTATTACCATCTGCATCTTTATTCAACATATCAATCGTCATGTCAGCAGCAAACACTAAACTTTGTCCACTAAAGAGTCCACCTAAAAATGCTAGACTCCAAATTAATCCAATATAATACTTTAACATTATTTTTCCTTTCACTTATGCGCCGTGACCATATGTGTCATAGTCCCAATCTTGATAATCTTCAGTTTCATTACTTTTACTTAGAAATTCGTTTTCTTCCTCAGTATAAGGCCACATTATTCTTTCTCCAACTCTTCTAGTTTTTTGTCGTACTCTATATTTGTTTGGTCATTTAATTGTTGCAAATACATATAATGGTCACCTTTTGGTGTGAATTCGTGTTTCATTTGTTCCATAACTGCTCTATTTGCACTTAATTGTTTACCTCTTTGAAATTGTATTAATCCTCTTTGAAACCATTTACTAACAGCTTCACAAACTTTGCAAGTCTCTATATAGACTGCTTCTGCCACAGACATTCTGTATCTCCTATTTTTGAAAAATGTAGTATAATCACTACTATTATATTTATATAAGAAACTATGTTTTGAATTGGAAAACTGTTGTTTCCATTTTGGAAATAATATTTAGTTTCTTCTTCTGGTTCTAGGTTTACTTTTTAGTTCTTCTTTTGCTTTTTCTGCTTCTGCTCTCATCTTCTTTTCAAGTTGTTCTTTATCATCATTCTTTTGCCACCTACACTTTTCTCTTTGAGATAATTGTGCATTAAATTTATTTTTGACCGCCTCTGCATTATTTGTAAAATTTAATAAGAATTTGATTGCAACATAACCATCACCTTTAAACATAAGTCTATCGTTGCGATAAACCTTACCTTTACCGTCATCTAATATTATACTACAATTATCGTAATCAAACCTCATCTTTGTGCAGTCCAATAAAATATTCTGCATCAACAAGAACTAATGGTTTATGGTTATTACGTTTAACAACCACCAATGGTTCATAGTCTTTGCTATTATCAACTGCTTGAGAATAAGATTCCCATATGTTTACTTTTTCTTGATTCTTACATTCAATAGAATAAGGGAACTTCTCTCTTGCAGCCCTCGCCATAATCAAGTCTTCACCCCCAGCGCCCATTGACCTAGATTCAACATCTTCTGGGTGTACTTTGAGTTCTTCTATAAGTTGGTCACGAACCCATTGTTGTAATCGTCTACCTTTTGCTTTCGCACTTTGTGTCTTCAATTTTGTACCCATCTCGCATAATCTGTTTCACAAAGTTCACATTGACATTTTGGGCATATTAGAACTATTTGTTCTCCACAACATTGTTCATCTTTTAATGGTTTATCGCAATGAGAATCGTTTTCACATAATTTACATTTTGTCATTCACAACACTCACAAACACAACCAGTACAAACATCATTTGGGCAACTTTCGCAATCTTCATTACAATGACAATCACAACCACATTTTACGCACTTACAATCAGTCATAGTCTTCTTCTCCAAAATCCTCGTCTATGTAATCTTCATCATTATTTATTTCTCCACCACAGAAGACACAATGACGAGCAGTATAGTGACTGTCAGACATTCCAAATCGGACTGTGAATTCTACATCACAGTCTGGACAATATAGGACTTTTTTAGACATTTAGATTTCACAACCCCCAGCAGCAGAACAAGCAAGTTCTTGCGAACCAATAGTCATATCAGTTTTCTCATATTCACCTAATAATGACCAATCTACTACCTTTGGCATCTTATTTAGTATCTCTTTATACACCTTCTCATCACAGTCTTGATAAGGTGCTTGTTTATATGTATGGTCGCTAAATGGTAAGAAACTTACTCCAGACATATAATCAAAGTGTTCATAAACCCATGCACCGACTTCTAACCACTCATGTTCTTTAACGGTAATAGTAACACTTGGTTTGTGTTCGCACCATGACTTCTGATACGTTAACCAAAGTTCCAACTGCTCTATAGCGCTCATATCGGTTCTAAACACCGATTTATCGTCTACTTTCATTGGAAATGAAAACACAGAAGTATGATTTGGATTCATTACATCATCTTCAATTGGAAACCCAGCATCTTTCATCATCTTTGTCAATGGGTCTTTTTTATCTCCACGAACAGTTCTAATATAATATGGGTTATGTCTTGCATGA